TCTTCTACTACCTTGAGATGCCGCTCCAGCAACATCAAATTTTCCACCTTGGGCTAATCTTTTCTGGGCATTTCCAATCCAATCAAATGGTTGAATACCGGCCTGAGAATTTGGGGCCTTTCGGAATACCACATCATTTTCTGTTACATTATTAACAACCGTTATATTAGCATTTGGTAAGCGGTTAACCGATCTTACTCTGTTAAAACTATTTGTTGTAATAGCCTTTTCATCAACCCATGTATCCAATGGAGGGTTTAGATTTAACAAACCAGACCAATATCGAACAAGGAATGCGGTAACACTTTCAGTTTTTGTGGCAAATTGTTGTTCGTGGAAAACAACCTCATCATAATCAAGGGTAATCAAATCTCCGGTTTTTTTAATTCCAATAGACCCAAGATCACTTACAAAACTCTGGTCAGCATTTGGATCAAATGTTTGCCCTATACCTGAAATGGCCTCAGATCCAAGTTGCAAATCTAGGGATGTTGTATAGTGTAGTGGTCTTAAAATTTTCTTTTCTTTATCAATTGAAGATTTAAAATTTGGATTTTCAAGATCATGGTACGCATGATTCTTAAAATCATCAACAAAGAAGCCAGATTTAAATCGGTCTAGTCCAGTCTCAGCATCTTTAATAACAAAGTTCTCTGTTTTACTTTCTAGGACAGAAAGTACAGTAAATTCTTCAACCCTGCTAATTCTTTCTTCAAGAAGAGAGATATCATCCATTCGATATCTCTTGTGTTCTGACATATTGACCAGAATATTCTTTACATCATAGACATAGGGAGGAATATTAAGGACCGCAATATCAAAAGCATTTGCCTTGAATTCCGGAAGTTGTGGAGTATCGGAAGGAGTCCCCTGCACAACCTCAAAGGTTCCATTAGGATTCAGAAAAACTACGTCTATCCTTGGGAGATAATAGGAGTATGAAAGAATTAGATTATTTTCTGGGGCAAGAACATAGTTTGAATATTGACCATCAGCCGCAAAGTTTCTTGAAATAAACTCAAATGGAGATCTTGAACTCGCAGAGTATGGAGAAACTCTTGGCCGCAGGTCAATGTAATCACTTAATCTTACATTATTAATATAAGGAATATTATGTTTGAAATCTTCATTTTGGTAACTATTTACTGATACAAATTCTCCGGTATCATTTGCATCAATAGTGTAATTTTGGAAGACGATTTTTAATTTCTTTGATGGTTCAATTACATTCCTTTTTCTGACAATTCTAGAATAATCTAGAATTGTTTCTCTCTGCCCATCATCAAAAATAAAGTTTTGAGTGACATTATTATCACCTAAAGTTCTTGAAAGAACTGTTGCTTGAATTTTGGATTCTTTTGACGTAATAATCTCGTCTTCTGCAAATTTAAAAGTGTTGAGATACACATATTCAATCTCATCCACTCCAATTCGGTTGATAATTAAACCAACTGCTCCGGATGTTTTTCCTGTAATTTGTTCCCCAATAAACAAGTCTTGGTTACTATTGGTTTGTCCGCTGAACGATCCAAATTGTAGTTTCGGAAGTTGTGGATCAGAAGTAGAAGATGATTCGTAGACCGCAAGAACTCTAACTACATCTGGCACATTAAGTGAAATCTCATCATCTTGTACTCGGGTTCCATAGACCTGACTATATGTCAAACCATCATTTAATGTGGTAGTTCCAATACCAGAAGAAGTTAATTTAGAATTACTAATAGTAAGAACATTTGCCTTATTTAAGGTTTTTGCCTTAGAATTTGGTTTAATATTTTTTACGGTTGCGATTACTGTTGCGGTTCCAGATGCCTTGGTAAGGCCTGTAAACTGCACTTGCTTTCCAGAATTGCCAACAGGACTAAATTTATCCCGCCTCAGTGGCTCTATGGTCCCATCGGAATATGAAATAAGATACTTATCCTCATCAAAACCATCAAAAAAGACATCCTCATCAGTTATTGTTAGAAGAATGGTTGATGAAGTAATAGTCTGATTAGAAAAAACTCTTCTTTGGAAAATTTCGCTATTGTCTAGACTGATAGAAGAGATATTAGAACGGTTTAATTGAGTCAGTAGTGAAGAATTTTCAGAATAAATTGAAGAAGTTAGTTTTACAATATTGGTTACTGTAACATTAGAAGAAGGAAGTCTTCCATCACAAATACCCGGAACAGTTGTTATTCCGGTAATGGTAAAACTTCTTCCGGTTGGTGAAATTGATACTATTCTGTTATAAACGACATCATCAAGATTTTGAACAGCGTATGAGACAACATCTCCTGCCTTTATAGTTCGTAGAAAATCAGTGCTTAGACCTGAAGATACTGTTGAAATTCCAGTCGATGCGGCAGTAATATTAAACAGAGAACCAGATGGGGCAATAAGAATTTTATTTTCTAAAACAAGATCCGCATTAAAAGTGTTCCCACTAAAAGTAGAATATATGGATTTAATATCAGAAGTTGAATAATCCTCTACACTACTAATAAGTCTTCCATTATCAATTCCATTGATTGTAATTGGTTCGTTATTTGAAAATTGACCAGAGACCTGATAAAGAAGTAGTTCTTTACTATTTGATGTATTTTGATACAAGAATCCAGAAGCATTACTCCGTTTTCCTTTAATTAGTGCAGGAGTTGCCTGTGTGATTTCAGTAGTCAGAGTAATTTTGGTAAATGTCTGAATATCGAATAGTCTTAGATCAAGAATACTTGTATTGTCAGAATACGAACTTTCAGGAACATAATCATAAACTCTTGCCACACCAATAGTAGTACCAACCGCAACTGATTTGTTGGCCCCAAGTCTACGATCAATCAAACTAACAGTAGTATCGGTCTTAATCCCGATATAAGGAGCCCCATAAACATTGTTGAGAGCGATCAATTGACCAGCATTATATGGAATAACCTGCCTCTCTAGTGTTTTTGTTTCCCTCGTCTTAGGAACTTCTAAGAGTCTAGGGGAAATTGTTTCAACGTCATAACCATTAACATAGGCCTTTCCTGGGCCAATTTCATACACCATCACATCTTCTGATGGTGTATTTCCATTTACGGTTCTTTGTTCCTCAAAATAGATACCATTTGTTAAGGTCCTATCATTCAGGGAATCTCTTACGAATAGCGTAAATGGCCTTACATAATAGTCACCATTAGTTTCAGCAGTTCTTCTTGCAAGCTCATCCCTGATAAGACTATATTGAGCATTTCTTTCAAAAAACTGAGGCTGACCATTAATTACCCGAAGAATTTCAACAAAATTATCCGGATTATCATTTATATTATATTTTTTAAGTTCTAGTTCAATTTGAAATCTATCAGCACCTGGAGCCGCATAATTAGAAAAACCTTGAGAATTATCATAAAGACTTTCATCTTCTAGAGCATTTACCACTCTTTCAATAATATTGAAGCCAACTCTGTAAGATGGCTGAGTTCCATATTGATCAAGAAGAATTCGCTGCGAATTTACTCTTGCAAAAACCCCCCTTACAAAATAAACACCAGAGGCGACATTTACAGCCGAACCATCTGAGGTTGAATTTGCCGCAATTGTTGTGACAATTTCTTGACCAGCCTGAATGGTGATTCCGGAATATGTAATTGAATTTTCTGTGATTATTGATTCACCATCTAGGAAAACCTTGTTTTCAAAGTTTGGCCCACCGCTTTCTAGATATTGAACGTAAAGAGTATAATTATTTCTTTCTGATAGTCTTTGATCTAAAACATAAACAACCTTTGCACTGACTCCACTTAGAGATCCTCGGATTGTTTTTCCTAGAATTTCATTAAAATATGCAGAAACTGGAATTCCATTGAATTGGGGCTCAATTTCCACCGCATGAAATGGATTATCAATTGAAAGCTGACCTGGGATTACAACGGATCCTTCTTTAAAAATATGATTCCCAAACTGCTCTACTTGATTTTGTAGAATAGATTGGAGACTATTTAATTCTCTTGCCTGAACAGGTTGAGTTGGTTTAAATAGAACCTTGTAGTAATTCTTATCCGCATCAAAATCATCAAAATATGGAGATACGTTTAGATTGGTTTCCTGTGGCATGATTAAAACTGTAGAATTACCTTAATGTCTTCTTTTTGATTCTGAGATCTTGTAATAGCCGGTCTATTATCAACATAAATGACAGATCCAGAATGTTTTTTGACCTCTGGATTTGCCAGGCCATTAATGAATGATTGACCTAATCTATATGTCCTATTATTTATGGTGGTTGTTATGCCAGGATTTGCAATAGAACCGAAAGAGGTATCAATATTTAAATCAATACTTCCACCAGAAATTGTGACACTGCCACCGGTTGCCGGAGTTGCAGTAAATTTTTCTAGATTAAATCCATATGTCGCTGATGTTTGAATTCCTGCTGTAGTAAATCCGGCTAGTGTTTTGTCTTGCCAATACTTAAGAACTCCAGTGTTTCTATCATAAGATACCACTCTTCCAACAGCCGTGACACCTAGACCAACCGTCTGGGTGATAAAGGAAT